GATTCTTTAGCCAGTGAAATGATTTGAGCTTCCAATTGTTCAAGAGGCACCTGCGCTTCGTCTGAAATTGTACTCACTTTGGCCAGTGCATCAGCAAAAGCAATGCTCATTTTTATAGACGCAACCCCTGTCGCTGTGATAACTGCCGTTGCTGGTAACATCTTTTTACCCATTGCTGTAGATTTGTCACCAAATGCCTTCATCTTCTTACTAGCATCGTCCCACTTGTTGTTGACCTGCTTCAGCTGATCTTCTAAACCTTTGAGGTTTTGCTCTGTCTTGATAACCTCTTGTTGGATTGCCCGATACTGTTCCTCACTGGCCTCGCCCTTTTTGAATTGGTCTTGGACCTGCTTCTCTGCTTCTTTCAGGCCTTTCAATTTATCCGAAGTCGTGTCTACCGCTTCGCTTAATACTTTTTGTTTTTGTGCCAGTAGCTCTGTATTCTTCGGATCAAGTTTCAACAGACGATTGACTTGCCGCAGTTCTGTAGACAAATCCCTGGAATGTTTGTTAACCGCTGACAAAGATTTTTGTAGGGTCGTAGTTTCGCCACCAATTTCAAGCGTCAACCCTCTTATTTTACTTGCCATTCATATCACCTACCTTAAAAAGAATCAAAATCACTTTGGCCTGCATCTCTCCCCGCATCATCTTCGCCATCTTCGCTCTGGTCATTAGTGCAGGTTATTAAATAATCCGTAATCATCCCTACAGTCATTGAATCAAAATCGGATAAAGATAAACCCCCTCTGATCGCACTTCGGATCAGTCTTTCCGTTGTGAGTTCAAAGGGAGCATCATCTTCTATAGTTTTTTTTTACTCTCCACCGTCGTTGAAAATGAGCTGCGTATCATCTCCATCCATTCCCCCAAATGATCTGTTAGCGGGAACGTGCCAAACGTATCCAGCCACTCCATCGGCGGCAAAATTTGCGGATCCGCAGTCTTGGCAAGAGTCCAGACCATATCGTAAAAAATCAACAAATCAAAAGCCGGTAAGTCTATAATTTCCTTACCTTCTATTGATTTTTCAACTTTATATAGATCCTGAATAGCATCCCTGCCAAATTGTTGCTTGTATCGCAACAAGTATGCCCCTGTACTTTTGAATTTAACTTGTCGACCATCAATCTCAATTATCTTTTCCATGACTCTCCTATGCTGCTACTGTCACGACGCCGCTGATAGCATTACCTTTATCAAACTCAACAGTAATTGTATACACGCCATTGTCAAGCGGTGTAAAGAATGCGCTCGCGATAGCCACATCAATACCAGTAACGGTCAAGTACGCTCCACCAATATTCGTGCCATCAATCATAACATTCTTAACGCCATTTGTTACATCCGTTGAAGTCGCCTCAACGTCAATGTCCGCTGGGGCCGCTTTGCTGAACGTGTCAGTGATCAACGCTAATGTATTAGCTACAGCGTCCTCAACATAAACGGCAGTATAAAAGTTTTCATATCCATCGGTTCCTTCTTTGACTTTGGCCTTAACATTACTAGACTCTGGATTCGGTCTAGAAGTAATGTCCATCGTCTCTGTCTTAGGATCCTTGCTTGCAGTCCTTGTGCCACTCTCAACGTTCGGTCTGGCTGCGCTAACATAATAAGATACATGTCTGGTTTTCTTCGCGTCTCCATCAAATTCAAACATCAACGCAAATTTCTTCATTTTTGCATTTGCATTCTCGATAATAGCACCGTTGGCGTCCAACGTTTCTCCCAGTATCGCGATGCGGAATTCATCAGGAATCAGTGCCATTTCAAGGGATCCATCGTAACCGTTATTTACGGTTTCAGAAAAATATTCAGTATCGTCGGCATAAAACTCGACTTTGTCACCTGCCGCAGACAGTGACAGACTAACAGCTCCTAAAATTGGGGCCGGTGTGCCATAGGCAATGACGCCAGCGGTTTCGGTAATGGGTGCATAATGTACATTCTTTAGTCCAAACTTTATTTTATTTTCGCTCATTAGCTTTAACTTCCTTTCTTAACTTCATCAACGATGGCTTTGGCCATCTGCCTTATACTCTTTGCAAATGTCTGACGGATAAATGGCTTACCATGCGTATCGGAATATTCTAAGATGTTAGCAAGTGGAATTTTTCCCTTTTTGCCTTTGACCATTTTGGTGTTGCCGACATAGCGTCGCAGCTTATACTTCTTACCCTTACCCTTCCAATGCTTTTTGAATTGTTTTGTTATACCCTCTGGACTGGCCTCCTTCAAATTCTTGATCAGTATCTTTTCAGCATTGGTCAAGCCTTCTTCTGTAGCTTTAAATACTGCATCCCCGTATTCTTCCAAAATCTCACTAATGGCTCCTTCTAGTTCATCTGGATCAATCTTTAAATCGGCCATTAAACCACCCGCCAATACTCAAACTCAAAAACTGTTACAAAATACTCGATGTCGTCAACGTCCCCTGCATCAAATTTACCAAACGGTAAATCAAAACCAGCAGCGGCCATTGAGTTCTCAATTAAGACCTCGGTTTCCCGCACTGTTTGGCGACCAGAGTTGCTTTCTAACAAACCTGTTCGATAGTAGTATTTCAGTGTAATACCGGCATTCTTTACATCAACAGCATCGTCCGAAAAGCTTTCTTCACTGTCGCCCTGTTGGGAATACACAATGTACTGACTAGCATCAAGACCGCTTTTGCGCTGATCATAAGATTTGATTTCATAAGTCGTCAAGGCTGTATCTAAGGTTAACTGCGCTAAGTCTTTAATCATTTTGCCTCATACCTCCGAACCTTAAATTCCAGGACCTGATTTTCTTCTTTGACGTTATCAATTCCTGCCCACAACTCATACACGTTAGGATTGTTTTTGTTTGGTTCGTTATCAACTATAGCTGAAGCATCTAGGCCTTTTACGATAACCACTCTCGCGGTTCTAAGCTGTGCATAGATAGTCGGATTATAAAACATCCTTAATGTTGCAGAATCCTTTACACCCAACGCCTGGGCAGATAATGCCCTGTCACCATGCAACGTTGTCCATTCGCAAAAGAACACATCGCGTCCATCGCTGCTTATTTTTGTCCAAGCTGAATCGGTGCCGGTTCCGGGTGTATAGGTATGATTCTCAACATATAGCGCAACTGGCGTGTTAGCAGTAAACCTAATCATCCGTTATCACCGCCCTACCTTGCGCGATAAGACTAAGCATCACTGGATGATTGGTCATTAGTGCCGGATCAGTAGATTGTGCCATTTTACAATACAACACGATTGCTTCAGTTGACAAGGAGGTGGGGCTGGTGGTTGTGTCCCATCCAGCCCCCGAAAAGTATTCCTGTGCTGCCTCAATCATCAGCGTAATTTCTGCGTCTTTGCTTGTCTCGGTATAATTTATTCCGAGTCTATTTTTTACATCAACAAGTATAGCCATAATAACGCCCCCCTAAGACTTAGTGACCGTTACAACATACTCGGTTTCTGATACTCCATCTGTCACAGTTATGGTCACTGTATTTGTTCCGGCGGCCCAGGTTGCTGCTGCACCATTTGTATGCGGTGTGCCATCAATATCAATAGCAATAACAGCTGACGGATCATCCGTCATTGCCGTCACCACATTGGTTGCGTTGGTTGTTTCCACCGCATACGCAAGTGTTGCAGCCTCAAATACTGGATCTAATGTTAAAGCGCCAATAGTCAATCCGGATAATGAGCTATCGACTACGCTTTTTTTGTTACAGTAACCANAGAATTATTGTCAACAACTTTGCCATCCAGAATCATAACTGCTTTAGTCAACATATTTTCTGTGTCCCAATCCTGCTTTCTTTGNACNCCCATGTTGTATACTGTGTTAATCACATAATCAGCGGGGTTGAATAGGAACGCTACCACTGTGTCACTTGCAACAGTTGTTGCATAGCTAGTCATGTAATCGTTTAGTATTACTTTTCTGCCTAACAATACTCTTTCGGGCACACCAGAAAGGCCGTAATTAGTGCGGCAAATAGGTTGGCCTTGCTCGTCTACCATTCCGATAAATCCCATAAAGGTTTTCTTAGTCATAAACCATGCTGCGCCAGTTTCGTAAGCCAAAGGCAGCAAAGCCTCTGCGCCTACTAGAGTTGCATATTCCAAGCTGTCCACTGCTAGTACATCAAAGTTTTGACCTGATACAACTGTCTCGGCTAAAATACCTTTTGGTGATGTATTGCCATCCGCATCAGATACTATAGTTGATTCAATTTTCTTAACCATTGCATCTACTACATTTTTAACAAAAGCACTTTCAAAAGCTGCAAGTGCCATCGTTGCTGTTTCGAGACTCATTGAAATTTCGCATCTTAGTTTGAAGCTACCGAATGTAATGTTAGTAGTTGTTTTATTTTGCGCGTCTGAGCTGGCACCTTCAAGAACCCATGTTGCTACTGGCTTAACACTCGAAACCGGTATTGATACGCCACTTGCAAAACTTGTTTTAGTTACTAAAGGAAGCAGGTTGCCGATACTATCTAACTTTTCAACTATTCTATCCACAAGTACAGTAGGAATTGCACCTGGAATGTCAGTCAACACAGTGCTTGCATCTGCTCTTAATTCAGCAGGAATAGCAGTTCCTTTTGTTACATATTGTTGGAATGCTTTTCTATATTCCATATCCTCAACATCAGCGGTTCTTTTCACGATGCCGGGAGCGGCAATGATGCCAGGTGTCGAATCGCTTACAGCTGCAGTTCTGGCAGCAACTACTGGCGCTTCATCAGGCATATTGTCAATCATGTCCTGCAATCCTCTGATTTCAACGTTCAAAGCTTCAACTTCGCTATTTACTGACCGGAGTTCATCAACACTTTCCAAACCTTCAGCAGTTGCAATCTTTGCGTCTCTTGCTTCTTTTTTGGCAGCAAGCATTTTTAACAATTTATCTTTCATTTTAATTTACCTCGCCTTTCAACTTAATCTTTAGCTTCAAGAGTTCTTGCTCGTGTAAGCTATCCAGCCGTCTTTCTTCACTATCCAGCAATTCAAGACTACGAGCATAAATTGATGTGCTGTCATAGAATGGCGTGTCCACAACCGAAACGTCCCACAGCTTCTCAATATTTTTAACTTCTCTAATAGTTTCATCATCCTTGAAAGTCCATGTGTCTCCACCTTCAGCGATGTTAAACGCAAAGCTCATTTTGTCAATCAGTCCCTCCTGTATGGCTTTGTATAAATCCCTATTGCTTTGGGTATCCAAGAGATCTGCTTCAATCTTCAATCCTTTTTTATCCTTAATAAGCCGCAGTGACTTGTTACGCGTACGCGCCATAATCATGACGTTGTCATTGTGGTTATATCTAAGAGGCACATCCTTCATATCTGTCTTGTCTAATGCATCGGAATTAACAACCTCTGTAAATTTGCGGTTAAATGATTTGTGCGTTGCTGGCTTGTTGAATATGATTGCATAACCTTCAATGCTCATACCATCATCATCAGTCTTGGCCGCCCTGACCTCAATCAGCCTTCTTTCAAACTTCTCTTTATTCCCCATCGTCTGTTCCCTCCTTCACACCGGCTTTGCTTTTCTGGTACGCATCAACTTCTGCTAAGTTCACAAAGTTCAGAGACTGCAATCGTCTATTTCCTTCAGGAAAGGGTTCAATACCAAACATCTCATTGATTTCATTGAGTGTCATTATGCCTGTTTCTTTGGCCAGCCCTGCAAGTTCCATTTTGCTTTCATTATCCATGTAGCTGATTTTTGAATAATAGCACTTGATCCTGTGGCCAACATCCTGCTCGCGTGAGCTGAAAAAGCATGCTGTCATGGCCTGCTCTAATTGGACAACTACTTCCTCGATGGTAGTTTGATAGAATGCACTATGCTGCTTGCCTGTATAATCACCAGATAAAATCGCAGCAGATACACCATAACGTTCTTGTAAGATAGCTTTCAAAAATACCAGCACATCCTTAGGTATATCAGGTGGAGATATTTTCATCGGCACAAAATCGCCAGTTAAATCAGTAGCTACTATGCCGCTAGCACTAGTTGTAATATGGCTTTCAAAATCGTCCCTGATCTTGTTCATTTTTGCGCCATCAGCAACAGTCTTAGCATTAAACACACCCTTGACCTGCAGGCTTGCTTCTATGCTTTTTGGTAGGCCCTGGATTGTTTTGTCCAGCGCATCCAGCGTTCTTATCACGTCTCGATTGTTTAGGTTTCCGTTATCGTCTCCACCACCTACGATTGTGTTAACACCTCTACGCCACTTCAAATGTACAAGATCAGCATAAGGCAATGTGTAACTGCTGCCGTCCGCAAAATCAAATCGTACTTCCCAGGGCTGGCCATTACTTGTACCGATGTAGATTGCAGTGGGGTTCAACGGATAAAAAGCCAAAAACCTTTTAAATTGCTGACCACTCGGCAACGTGACAACCTCATATTGTGGATAAATAAAAGCATTGCCATTTTTCCGCCGCAGCCATTCAACATTTTGCAAGAAATCGGTTGTGGTCTGTAACGGGTTCGGTTTGAACCGGAACAGTCTAGTAATATCATCATTTTGGACCTGCAATATACCATTGCCCTTAACAATACTTTTCAGTTCAATCTTTCCAACTTCACTCGCCACCCTGCTAATTGCATTATTTACAAAATCAGATAGATATATGTCTTGCCCAAAGCTAGTGAAAATAGGCTGACTGTTAGAAAGCCAAGAGCTGTGGACAGTTGTTTTGCTGCCTAATATGGTTTTTAAATAATCTAATACTCCCAAAGCATAAACCCTCCTTTCTACATTAGAGCTAAAAATTCAGAACGAAACCACTCCAAAGTGGCATAAGCTATTACTTTGCTTGCGGTCCCGTCAATCCGCTGCGTACTTTGCAGTTTTACCGGAATGATCCGGCCCATTGTGTCTAACTTCAACCCTGTATTTTTAAAACACCATACACATACTGGGTTGTTTTGATAGTTTACACTCTTATCCCGCATGTCGGCCTCCAATGTCCGCATGGGGTTATTCAAAACCTTGAAGTCCTGTGGCACATTGACCGCAATCTTATCACCAAATAATTCGGTATACCGGTTCTGGAAATCCTTCGCGAATCGGTTATCGTAACCACTCCTAAATGGTTTCAAGTCATGTTCTTCTAATAACTCAAAATGCCAGTCTGCGATGATATGTGTTTCAACTGCGTTGCCGGGAACGATAGTCAGCCATCCTTCGCGTTCCCACTGACGATAATCAACACCATCTGGACTTTTATCGAGTTTGTTTTCTGGAATCCAATATCTCGTATGTAAGTATGTCCCAGGATCATTAGGTAGTTTAAGCAATATTGTAGATGAACACATGTCTGTAGTTTCCGCAAAGTCATTGCCGGATATATAAAAGCCACCTGCGAAATCTTTTAGTTCGAAGGTTTCAACATTTGTTATATCGCTTAATCTTAGCCACGCCTGCGCATTCGATTGTTTAAGGTTAAAATCTTTCGCCAGCATGTAGGCTCTAGTTGCACTGTCAATCTTAGCATCCTCGATTATCCCGTCCAAGTAGTGCCATTTTTTAGCCACTCCCATGTTGGGATTGCTTTTGACCCAGGATGCACGATCCTGCCAGACTTCTTCTTCGCTGTCCTGCGTATATAGCCAGACTAACCATCTAGGATTGTTCAGTTCCTTTTTCAGTAGTTGTCTGGCCTTGATAAGTGTCTTGTCTAGGTAGCCATCTTCAACAAAGCCATCAGTGGTTATTTCAT